GATCAGCTTGGCCAGTTGCTCGCTATCGACCATGGCCACCGCCTGCGGCACCACGAAAAAGGGCGGGTTGCCTTTTACCGCGTTGGCAAATTGCCACGCCTTCACGCGCTGGCCCATGCCCCCGACGCCTTCCCCCGCGATGTAGAGAACCGCGCCTTGTCTTGTCGCCTTGCCATGCCACGCGCGCCCCGCCGCGACGTGAAGCGCGATATCGAGGGCCGCGAAGGATTTACCCGCCCCCGGCGGGCCGTAAAGCACGGAAAACTCCGCGTCGGGCAGCACGCCGTCCACTAGCCACTCGACCGGCGGCTTTGCACGTACTGCGCGAATGTCCAGCACCTCAAACGTGTCGGCCAGCACGTCCCCAACCTCAGTTTCGGCATAGTCAAGGCTAGGCGCGGCGTCGAAATTCTCTGCATTTCCAAAGACGACAGGGGCGCTGCGAACTATCTCTAGCAAATCTTCCACAGTTTTGCCGCTCTTTAGAAAATCAACGACATCCTGCTTTTCTTCCAGGTCGGGCAGGTGGGCAATCTTGATCCGCGTCGTTGATTTGTCCAGCGAGGCGATGACGGCGTTGGCGTACTTTTCGCCTGCCTCGTCATTGTCGGGCAGCACGACGATGTTGCGCCCGTTTAAATGTTTCGCGTGGTGTGGACGCCAACCGTTGCAACCCTGGCTTGCGGTTGTCGCCAACAGGCCCAGCTTGCTCAACGCATGGACGCACTTCTCTCCCTCGACCACAAAGATAGGCTCGTCGGGCCGGGCCAGTAGGTCCGGCAACCTGTACAGCGGCATCTCGATGCCCTTGATCCCCGCCACCCTTCGGCCCGCTTCGTACCTATATTGAAAAAACCTTTTGCCGCCGTCCCTGTCAACGCGGCGCTCGACCTCTGCCACAATCTCGCCATCTTCATCAACGTAGCGATAGATCGCTTCCCGCCACTCGCGCGGCTCAAGTCTGCTCTGATCCTTGCGGGCGATGCCAAACTTTTTTTCCAGCAACTCTGGGATCGACTTCAGCCCGGCACCTTCGTGTCGGCGCACAAGGTCAACAACGCCCCCGCCTTCCTGGTCCTCAAACGAATACCAAGTGCCGGTGGCAAGGTCGAGCGACATGCTGCCGTTGGTCCCCCAACGTAGTTCCTTGCCATTGGAATACTTGGGATTTGGCTCTCCGAGGTATGCCGTCGCTATCGTGCGAGCATACGCCGCAATATTAGTCATTGTTTTAACCCTCCTGTAGGAACGGGGGCGACCGCAGCCGCCCCCGCAAGACTTAAAAAATGTCGCCGGTATCCACGGAGACTTCCGCCTGCGCGTTGCCTTCGCCGTCACCATCCATCTGCCCTGGCCTCTCGGTCCAGTCAACGATAGACCAGTCTGGCACCTTGAACGACAACTCGCCACCGGGCGTGTTTACCTTAACCTTCTCACTTCCCTTGATCTCGACAACCGGCAGCTTTCCTTCGTTGGCCGGTGCTTCCGCAACGTACTGATCGTGGAGTTCATCGAGCGCACGAACGACAGTTTTTGCAGCGGACGAAAGTTCGCGCAACCCCAGTTCGTCGTTGTACAGACGAACGCGGAAGCCCATCTTGTGGTCGTCACTTGGCTTGGCTGGCATCGCGCCGCCAATCTTAGTCATAACAAAACTCGGCGTGGGCACATACGCCACCCAGCCAACCTCGACATTCTCTAGGTCAGCAATAATCTTCACTGGCATCTGTACATCTACATCGTCGTTCTCCCAAACGCCTGCCGCTGTTTGCGCCCTGTTCCGTGCCGTGAAGTCGCCTGCTTTGGCGTCCCATTTCACGATTGGCGTGAAGTTGCCACCACCGCTACCGCTGCCATTGCCACCGTTGTCTACGATACCTAAAGCCATAGTTAGTTCTCCTTCTTCTGTTTATCCGCCCGCGTGATTGCGGGGGATGGGGCTAGAAGTTCGCGGGCAATCATGCAGAACGCCGCGAACGTCAATTCGCAATAATAGTGCCAGCCATATGTCTCATCGCCGTCAGCCATCCGCACCATCGCCTGCACCGGGACGCGGGCCACGACGGGTCGCCGGTCGAACTTGTAGATCAGGCACGGCATCAGCCCTGCCTTGTTGGCTGATGTGCAGGCTTGCTCCCACCACTGCGGCGGTGCCACGCCAGTCCGGGCGTAGCGTTTGCACTCAATGAGAAACGGCCAGTTGTCGCAACTCACCGGGATCAGGTCGCCACGGTCGCGCTCCCTGTACTGATCTAGGTCGCGTTTAAATTTGATCCCAAGTTCCGCTTCTAGGTCCGACGCAATGCTGCGCTCGAAGGTCGCGCCCTTCGCGCGACTATTAACCATTCTTTCGTGCGGCGTCGATCATCCTGTCGATGCGCGGCTTGCGATCCTGTAGATATGCGCTGACCTCGCGCTCCAGAATTTCATCGACAAAGCTGGACCGATTCCTATGAGCGGAGGTCGGCCACGCCTCGTCAATTAAGGCCATGGTTTCGGGTCGGATTGAAAAGAGTGCGCGAGTCATGCGTCGTGTCATGTCACAAAGTCCTTGTTTGAGTGCGTCGATTCAACTATATACGGATGATGACTCGAAGATGCAAGCGATATATCAACAGGTTATACAGGAGGTATAGAGTGTTTAAATCTTTGCGCTTGGCTCGCCTGAGCCGCACAAGCCGACTCATCTACATCGCGATCAAACAGGGAGAGAAGAGATGGTAGGCAAACTGACGCCGAGCGACATGGCGACGGCCAGCACGGTCGCGACCATCATGGGCTTCAACCCATGGTCAACCCCGAACGACGCACTGACAAAGGCCATCGCGGCAGCCGAAGGAAAGCCCGACGACTGGCGGGGCAACGAGGCAACGGGCTGGGGCGACCGGCTCGAACCGATCATCATCAACCTCGCAGCCGAACGCCTCGGCCTGACCCATGTTAAAACGGAGTTTAACGAAGCCTTTTTCCATAAGTCGGCCCCGTTGGCTTGCAGCCTGGATGGCGAGGCGCGTGGGTCTGGCTTCGTTTCGACTGACACGGAGCGCGGCATCTACGCCGTCAACGCCCCGAAGATTGCGATCAGCGGGCCGGGGATTATAGAGAGCAAGCTGACATCGGCGCTGCCAGAGATGGTGCCGCCACCGCACCGGGGGCCGCTGCAACTCCAGGCGCAGATGGCCTGCACTGGCCATGCGTGGGGAGTTGTTGCCACTCTGCATCGTGGGATTGAACTAAGGCTGTATGTCTACGCCAGCGATCCTGCGGTTCAGCAACGGATCATCGACGCATCAGTTGAGTTTAAACAGCGTGTTACAGACTGTGACTTTTACCCGCCTGTCAGTAGCGCAGACGCCGACACCGCATACAGCCGCGTTGACGACGGTGCGCCATCCATTGACCTATCTGTCACGGAGGGCGGCAATGACTATCTGGCCATGCTGGTGACAGGCAAGCAGCGCAAGCGTGATGCCGAGGATATGATTGAAGAGGCAGAGCGCAATCTCAAAGAGATCATGGGATGCCATGAACAGGCGCATGGCCTTGCCAACAATGCCGCCTACAAGGTGATTTGGGGTGAGCGCAAGTATGCGGCGCAACCGCAAAAGATTGTCGAGGCCAAGCCTGCGCGCAAAGTCAGGGCCAAGACGCTTACGCTCAAGCCTTTAGACTAGTGAGGGGGGGCGAGTGAGTGACCACGTATTACAACGAGTTTGACCCCTTCGCGGCGGCGTGGCTGCGGGAACTGATGGCTGACGGCCTGATTGCCGAAGGAGAAGTTGATGAACGATCAATCCTCGATGTTCGACCCGAAGACCTCCGGGGCTTCACCCAGTGCCACTTCTTCGCAGGGATCGGAGGCTGGCCCTACGCGCTCCGACTCGCCGGATGGCCCGACGACCGACCAGTCTGGACTGGATCATGCCCCTGTCAGCCGTTTTCGAGCGCGGGCAAGCAAAGAGGCCATGACGACGAACGACACCTCTGGCCCGCTTTTTTCGAACTCATCGATCAGTGCCGACCTTCAGCGGTCTTTGGAGAACAGGTTGCGAGCAAACTTGGAAGGGAATGGCTCGCCGGAGTACGCGCTGACCTGGAAGCACTGGGATATGCCGTTGGGGCCGCCGATTTGTGCGCTGCGGGCGTCGGGGCGCCGCACATCCGGCAAAGACTTTTCTGGGTGGCCCAGTCCCCAGACGCGCGACCACCACGCGCAGGGGGCAACCCACAACCCAAAAGCGCACTCATCCAGCCTGGCAACGGTAGTGGAAAAGAAGGCACCGCCAGTTGGGTGGCCCACGCCACAAGCCCACGACAAGCAGGGGCCGAAAACGCCGGAACAGATCGAGGCGATGCGGGCGAAGGGCCATGGGGTGTCGAACCTCAACGAAGTGGCGCAGACAGCTGGGTGGCCCACACCAGTGACAGGGGAATGGGGCGAATCCAGCCGCCTGACGGGGTATCTGATGGGGAAGCTAGTGCCCCCCTCAGAACAATACAAAACGGCGGGATGGATGACACCGCGGGCGAGGGGGGACGCAGGGGCGGGCCGTTGGGAGAACAAGGGCGAGATTATGAACTTGGAGGACCAAGCCCAAACGCTGGCGGGTTCTGGGCAGGAGGAGACCTCATCCCCTGTGCAGACGGGAAAGCGCGCCGCGTTGAACCCGGCCTTTTCCCTCTGGCTCATGGGGTACCCAATCGAGTGGGCACATTGCGCGGAGCGGGTAACGCGATCGTCCCGCAAGTCGCGGCGAAGTTCATAAGGGCGGCGAGTTAGAGCTAACGTCCCTGCCCGCGATACTTCTTGTAGGCGCGGCGTTTCGCCTTGTTTTTGGGGCGGGTCAAAGAGCTAGAGCCGATTGACGTAACATGCTTCACCGGCTCTGGCCTCGCGGCCACGCCAATTATTTTATTTTTTGCCATCCCTCGTCACCTTCGCCACAATGATGTTTACGAGCGGAGCGATGATGCGCGCACCATCAACTCGCTCGATGATTAGATAGCCGCTCTCGCTATCGACGGACCAATCCTTGTCGCTCGCGATTGGGATCGCCTCTGACGATCCATCGCTGAAGTCGATTTCAAAAATCAGCATCCATCAACTCCTTCAAGTGCTTCGGCAGTCTCGGGGAAAACCCCACAGTCCCGCGCCGGGTGACGTAAGCGATGTAGACGCCGAGTTTTATCTGCGTTTTCGTCCTAACTCTGTTTATCCGCGATGGAGTTTTTCGCCCCTTGTTCACTCTCTGTGCGTCTGACTTGCTGTCTAGGTAGACTACATCCTGCGTGTCGTTGTGGATGCAGATTAAGTCTATTGGCGATGAGGCGCGGAACACCGGCACATAGACCGTGAAGTGTCTCTGCATCATGTAAAGCGCCAGAGTCGATTCACTGATCGCGCCCCGCTGATGCCTATCGTCACCCCACGATGCGCTTGGCATATCTTGCCGCTCTCTCTGGCGTTTGCCCCGCGTACTTGCTATCCAGTAATTCTTCCGATGCTTTTTCAAATTGACCGTCCTTCATTGCGGCCAGCATGCGTTTAAACTTCAACAAGTTTGGCAGTCCCATCTGGAACGCAAGTTCCACCAGCACCTCTTTGCGCTGATTGTCTAGCGAGGATGCCCATGGCAGGGCTTTGCCAAGCTCGTCAATGCACCGCCGCACATCGTTCATGAGAAGATACTCGGCTTCCTCAAGCGACAGGCCAATGCCTACACCCTCTTCGATGCACCGGCCAATGCCCACGGTTACATAGCCAAGGTGGTCTTTGTATGCGTGTGACCGAAACCCCTCCTCTCGGCGAAGCGAGGCGACAATGCCGTCGAGGCGATCCACGATCACTTGCTGACGCCCTTGTACTTTTCAAATGTGCGAAGCGACCCAAGGCCGAGAAGCCCGCCAAGCACTGTGAGCAGGCTGGCCATGTCGAACTCGGGCAGCGCCGGGATCGTCCAGCCCCAGGTCACGACGCAAAAAAGAAGCAACGGCTGGATGACGAAATGATACGCAAAGGCAACTCCGCATACCCAGCCGATGAATGGCCGCCATGAAGATTTAAAGAAGCTGTTTGAGCCAGCCTCGATCTTGTTTACTTCGATCTGAGCCAGCGCAACTTCGTGCGCCTGCTTCTCTGCCATCGTGGCGATCTCATGCGCCAGCTTGTTTTTTGTATCTTTGTCCTCGATGAACTTGTCGAGCAGCCCGGCAACTGGGCCGATCAATGCTTGGATCATGTTGCTTTCCTTATGTCCGATACTGGCGGATGCACGCCGTTATGGATTTTGTGCAACCGCTCCGTTTCTTTCTTCAGGTAGTCTATGTCAGCCAGCGC